GTCGACCCTGCAGAACCGGGTCATCACGGTCACGACCAGGTTCGTCACGGTCGGGGACTCCAGTGCCGCACGCAACGGTGCGTCGCACGGGTCGGCCCTGAAGTACGCGTCGGGTGGCCTGGTCGGCTACCCGGGCGGCGGCATGGTCACCGGCCCCGGTACCGGTACGTCGGACAGCATCCTGGCCCGCGTCAGCAACGGTGAGTTCGTCATCAAGGCCCGGTCCGTCGCGAAGTACGGGGCGGCGTTCCTGTCTGCGATCAACGAGGGCCGCCTGGGAATGTCGGCCACCGTGTCTGGTGCTGGCGGCAGCATGGCCGGCGCTGGCACCGAGGCGGGCCGCGGCCTGCAGGCTGGGCTTCGCGCGGCCGCGGCCGGTGTGGACGGCGCCGCGCGGGTCATGGCGGCCGGGGTCGAGGCCGGGGTACGAGCAGAACTGGAGATCGCGTCTCCGTCGAAGAAGATGCAGGCGCTGATGAAGGACGTCGGGAAGGGGATGATCCTCGGCCTGACCGGCACAAAGGCGCAGATCAGCGCCGTGGCCAAGGACTTGGTCAAGGACATCTGGGCTGCATGGAAGGGGACGGGCAGCAAGAAGGACTCCCACCTGGTTGCGATGGTCAACCGGGACACGAAGAAGCTGCAGGCCCTCGCGTCGAAGCGGGACGCCCTGGCCGCACGGATCAAGGCGGCGAAGGACTTCCGCAAGGACATCACCGCCGGGGCCCGGCAGGATGCGTCTCTCGGCCAGCTCGGTATCGAGCAGGAAGACGTGTCCGCGGGGACCATCAAGGCGGGGCTCCAGCAGAAGCTGGCGAAGCTCAAGACGTTCACGTCGTACATCAAGACCCTGGCCAAGCGCGGGCTGAACAAGAGCCTGTTGCGGCAGGTGCTGGAGATGGGCCCGGAGCAGGGCTACGCCTACGCGTCCGCGCTCGTCGGGTCGGACGCCTCCACGTTCAAGGCGATCAACAGCCTGGAGACGCAGATCAACCACGGGGCCGACGCTCTCGGGATCCACGGGGCCGACGCCATGTACGACTCCGGGGCGAACGCCGGGAAGGGATTCCTGAAGGGGCTGGAGTCCCAGCAGAAGGCGATCGAGAAGCAGATGCTGACCATCGCGAAGGCGATGGAGAAGGCCATCAAGAAGGCCCTCGGCATCAAGTCGCCCAGCCGCGTGATGGCTGGCCTCGGCCGGTACACCACCGAGGGTCTGGCGGTCGGCATGACCGAGCGTCTGCCCGTCCTGGACGCGGCGCTCAGCACGGTCACGGACCGGGTGGCATCCACCCGCCCGGTCATCGGCCGGCCCGCGGTCGTTGGAGCTGGCGCTGGTGGGACGGTCTATCAGATCCATGTCGAGGTGCGGGACGCCATGGACCCGGTCGCGGTCGGCCGGGAAATGCAGCGGGTGCTCGTGAAGTACGGCCGGACGCAGGGCGCGACGGTTCAGCTGAAGGTGGGGTGAGGTATGCCGGTCCTGGTGGAGATGGGTTGGGGCGGTCTCGTCCAGGCCCCGTGGAGCATCACGTGGACGGACATCACGGACCGCGTCGACCAGGTGCAGGGGGTGACCATCACCCGGGGCGCATCCGACGAGATGTCGGAGACGCAGCCGGGCACGGCCACCATGACCCTGGACAACCAGGACGGGGCCCTCACCCCGGGGAACCCGAACAGCCCGTACTTCCCCTACGTGCGGAAGAACGCCCCGGTCCGGGTGAGCATCGCTCACTACCCGGCCCGGACCGGGGCCGCCCCGTGGCAGGGCGTCCAGCTGGTCGACGACTTCTCGGCCACGCTGGACACCGCCCTATGGACCACGCGCACCGGGACCAACACCACGGTCGGCGGGCGGCTGCGGACCACCGACACCCCCGGCGTCTCCGCTGGGGTGCGGACCGCACAGTCGTGGATCCTGAAGGGCAACGCCATCGGCGCGCGGTTGGCGACGCCTCCTTCGGCGGGCACCTCGTCGGCGGCCACGGCCCGCATGACGGTCCACTCGACGACTGCGGGCACCCGGCTGGTGTGGCTGCTGGACCGGGTGGCCGGCACACTCCAGGCCCGCAACGAGGTGGGCGGCACGGACGGATCCCCGACCACGATCACGTTCTCCTCGATCGATCACCTGTGGCTGCGGATCCGGGAGACGTCCGGGGTCACCGTCTGGGAGACGTCGCCGGACGGGTGGGACTGGACCGTGCGCCGCAGCATCGCCACGCCCGCGTGGGTGTCGACCCCGCAGGCCACGTCCCTGGAGCTGTCCGTCCAGCGCACCGGGGGCACGGCCGGGTTCGTGGAGTGGGACTCGGTCGGCGCACAGGTCAGGCCGAGGTTCTGGGGTGTGGTCAACGAGTTCCCGGTGGAATGGGAGGGACTGCACAGCAAGGTCACCATCTCGGCGACGGACCTCTTCAAGCGGCTCAACCGCCTGCCCGCCCTGCGCTCCATGCTGGGCATGGAAGTCCTCACCGTCGACACCCTGACCGGGGCCTACTCGTTCCCGGCCGCGTACTTCCCGCTGTCCGAGCCTGCCGACTCCGTGTCGGCCGGTGACGTCATCGGCCGCGGGGCCGGGGCCCTGGCCTCCACCCAGGTCGGAGCAGGCGGCACCCTGGCGTTCGGTGACGAGGGTGTGCCCGAGACCGAGGAGACAGCGCTCACGCTCACCCCCGCGTCGGCCACGGCCGGGCGGTACCTCGTCGGGGATCTCGGCCCGCAGACCGCGGAGGATTTCACCACCTGGATCGTGCACACCCAAGTCTGGATCAAGACGTCCACCGCAGGCCGGGCCATCCTCGGCATGCACGACGTCGTCCTCGACAACCAGCTCGTCCTCGCGCTGAATGGCAGCGGGGTCCTCACGGTGGAGACGACGCAGGACGGCAGCACGCTCACCGTGGGCACGACGACCAGCGGCAACCTCGCCGACGGGAAGTGGCACCACATCGTCTACGACGGGTCGCTCCACCGGGTTCACGTGGACGGGGTGCCTGTCAGCGGGACGCTCCTTGGGACGTCGACGCAGAACATCCGCACCCTGTACGTCGGCGGCTACCGGTCCGCCAGGCTGTTCTCCGGGCAGATCGCCCACCTGTCTCTGCACCTGGCCAACGGCCCGGTCGGCTCCGTGTACGCGGCCAGCAGCGACGCGCGTACCGGGTTCGCCGGGGAGTCCGCGGACTGGCGGGTCGAACGCCTCGCCCGGTACGCGGGCCTGTCCTCGGTGACGATCCACGGGTTCACGCACGACCCGATCGCCTCGCAAGGGCCGGGCGGCACAGGTGTCGTGGCCCGGCTGCGGGAGGTCGAGGCCACCGAGTCCGGGCGCCTGTACGCGGAGCGCGATTACTACGGGCTGGCCTATCAGTCCCGCGATGTCCGCTACAACCCGACGTCGGACGAGGAGGTTTTCACGATCTCCTACGCGGACCTGGAGCCCGGCGTCCAGTTCGCGGACGACGACCAGAAGCTATGCAACGAGGTCGAGGCCAGCCGCCCAGGTGGGGCGACGCAGACGGTGAACGCACCCTCGTCGATCTTCGCGTATGGGGCGTACCCGCAGCAGCTGAACATCCTGAAGACCAGCGACCTGAAGGTCACGGACGCCGCGTACTGGCTGGTGTCCCGGTACGCCAACCCGCAGCCGGAGCTCAGGGAAGTCCCGGTCGAGGCGTACACAATGCCCGAGTACCTGAGCATCCTCGACGCCGACATCAGCAGCTACTTCACCGTGTACGACCTGCCGTCGCAGGCGCCCACCCTGGAGGCCCGGGTCACCGTTGAGGGCTACACCGAGACGATCCGCGAGCAGTCCCACACGATTACGTTCCGGACCTCGGCCAGCAGTACCGACTCCGTGTGGATCCTCGGCGACCCCGACTACTCGCAGCTCGACCAGACCACTCGCCTCGCCTACTGACCGGAGAACCCATGGCCACCGCCGCTCTGCCCGCCGACGCCATAGTGCAGGCCGAGACGTACTACCTGCCGCCGACCCCGCGCCGCGGCCAGCCCGCACAGGACTGGTCGCAGGTCCCCGGGGCCGAGCTGGTCTTCAAGTGGGTCAAGTACCGCATG